GGCTCAAGACCGCCGTTCCGGTAGTGCCGACGTCCGGCATCTACGGCGGCATCGACCGCGGCACGGCGACCATCTGGCGCACCACCAGCTACGACGCCAATTCGGCGTTCGCGACCATCGGCACCCAGGTCAACGCCACCACCATTCGCCCGCTGCTCAACCAGGTGATGATCAAGCAGTCGCGCGGCAAGCAATACGCCGACCTGCTGATCATGTCGCCGGAACACTACTCTGCATATGACGCGGCGACCGTCGCCATTCAGCGCCAGACCAACGACACCGCGCTCGGACGGCTCGGCTTCACGGCGCTGGAATACATCGGCGGCGGCAAGCGCGCCGAGATCGTGCTCGACGGCGGCATCGGCTCCAACATTCCCGCCAACACGACCTACGGTCTCAACACCGACAGCCTGCGCCTGCGCTATCACCCCAACCGAAACTTCGACAAGGTGTTCTCCGGTGACGGCCAGATGCCAATAGATAAGGACGCTGTCGCTCAATACATCGGCTGGATGGGCGAGCTGACAATGACCAACCCGCTGTTTAATTGGCAGTTGTTTGATAGCAACCCGGCGGCCTAGGCCTCTTGGCCGTCGAAAGCGGGACCGCCGTCCGATCTGGCGAACGGGCGGCGGTTTCGGGGACTTCCCCGGCATTTTTCGTCAGGAGAGCGCCGGGAGCAAGGAGGCCGCCGCCCTTTTCGGTGGACTCGAAAGTGGCGGCGGTTCTCTCAAAACAAGGAGCAGTCCACATGGCACAAGACCCCGATGCGGCGCTGGTCGCAACCTTCAAGCACCTCGCCGTCAAGAATGAAGCCAAGACCCTGGAGGCCGGCCGGCCGATCTACGACGACATGGAAGTCTGCGAGATCAGGTTCCCCGGCAAGCGCGACTATTCGGTGTTTCCGGCCACGCTGGTTTCGCACTGGCGCGAAGACCCCGAGGGCGGCCAGGTTGCGGTAAGCTACGCGGAGCGGTTCTCGCACCAGTACCGGCAATTCAAGATGCTGGCGCAGCAGACCAAGACCGGGACGCCGCTGGCGTCGGCACCGTTTCTCAGCGAGGGCAAGCGCGCCGAGCTGCGCGCTCTCAACATATACACGGTCGAGGCGCTTGCCTCGATCGACGGCCAGGAGCTCAAGAACCTCGGCTACAATGGACGCGAGCTCAAGAACCAGGCGCAAGCCTACATCGATGAAAGCAAGCGCGCCGCGCCCGACATGCAACTGATGGCGAAGCTGGAGGCTGCGCAAGCGCGCCTGAGCCTGCTCGAAGAGGACAACAAGCTCTTGAAAGCGGCGGTGCCGCCCAGCGAACCCGAGAACGAATTTTCCGGCATGTCGGTCGAGCAATTGCGCGACTACATCACCACGCAGACCGGCATTGCGCCGCAGGGCAACATCAACCGCAAAACGCTGCTGCGCATGGCGATGGACGCTCGCCCGGACCGACTAGTCGGGGACGCCAGGGTGGCATGAAATGACGCTGTTGTCGGTGGTGAGAGACGTTTCGGCGGTCGTCGGCACTCCCACGCCGACCAGCATATTCTCCGACATCAACTCAAACCGCACCGCGTTCGAGATGCTGGCGTGCGCGACCGAGATGGCGCAGCGCATCGCCAGCGACACCCGCGAATGGACAGAGCTCAAGCTGGTGAATACGATCACCGGCAATGGAAGCGAAGCCTTCGACCTGCCGGTGAACTACAAGCGCATGCTGTTGACCGCCAATGTGTGGCGATCGTCGCGGCCGGCGCTGCCGCTGCGGTTCATTCCCGACACCGACGAGTGGATCAATCGCCGCATGCGCAGCTACGTCGACTCACGCGGCGAATGGACGATCTACGGCGGCCAGATCCATATCATACCGATCTTGGGCGCGGGCGAGACGGCGACGTTTGTCTATATCGACAAGAACGTCATAAACCTGGCGAGCGGCGGCGTCGGCGCCGCGTTCATGTCCGATCAGGACGTCTTTAGGCTGGACGAGCGCCTGCTCAAGCTCGGCATGATCTGGCAATGGAAGGCCAACAAGGGCTCGCCCTACGCCGAGGACATGGGAACGTGGGGCGACGCCATGGCGACGGCGATGGGTTCGGATCAGCCCGCGCCGATCATACTCGGGCGCACGCCGATATCGGCACACCTCAACGCTGCCTATGCCTTCCCGTATCCGGTGCCGACGCCGTGAGCACGTATACCGCCTTTCGCCGCGTATCGGTGCCGCAGCAGGCTGCGCAAAGGTTGCAGCCGATAAGCATTCCGGCGCCGACCCGCGGACTGATCACCAATGAAAACGAAGCCTTCATGCAGCCCGGTGGCGCCATCGTGCAGGACAACTGGGTGCCGACCATGCGCGGCGTCAAATTGCGCGCCGGCTTCATTCGACATTGCGATCTGCACGCGCTCGACACGCCGGTCCCGCCGGTGCCAAGTACCTTGCGCCTGCCGGTGGTATCGGCATTCGAATATGCCGACGCCAATAACCGTCTCATGTTCGCCGCCAACGCCACCAAGCTGTTCAACGTCACGGCGGCTACTCCGATACTGGTCAAGAGTGGGCAGGCATCGGGAAACTACGCCGCCTCGCAACTGTCCAACGCCAGCGGCGACTACCTGATCGCCGTCAACGACGCCGGCGACTTTCCGTTGCGGTTCGACGGCACGACCTGGACGACGCTCGACGCCGACCAGATCACCGCCGACCCAACCACGTATCCAGGCGCCTCGGTCGCGCACGGCAAGAACCTGACCTACGTGTGGAAATACCGAAACCGCTGGTTTTTCATCGAAGGCGGCAGCATGAACGCCTGGTATCTGGGGCTCGACAGCATCCAGGGCCAGTTGAACATGATCCCACTGTCGGGAGCGGCCACCCGCGGTGGCAAGCTGTTGTTCGGCGCCACCTGGTCGCCCGAAACCGGCGGGGGAACAGACGACAAGTGCATCTTCGCCACCGACCTGGGCGAGCTCCTGGTATTCACCGGCGGCGATCCGGGTGACCCGAATACCTGGGTGCAGCAGGGCAGCTACCAGATATCGCCGCCGCTCGGCATCAACGCCCACATGCAATTGGGCGGCGACGTGCTGATCATGACGGTCGATGGCATCGTGCCTATCAGCGCCTCGATCACGCGGGACTCAGCCCAGCTCGAGCTCGCCGCGGTGACGGTCACCATCAAGAAAATTTGGCGCGACGAGGTGGCGGCCAAGAATGGTTTGCCCTGGACAATGAAGAAATGGGACGAGTACGGCGGGATATTCGTCACCACGCCGGGAGGTGACCGGGGAAACCGCTATTGCTATGTCGCCAACAACGCCACCGGCGCCTGGTGCCGGTTCATGGGCTACGACGCCATGTGTTTTATTCGCATGCGCGAGGACTTGTTTTTCGGCAATCAGGACGGCCTGATCATGCAGGCCGACGAGGGCGGCACCGACGACGGCATCTGCTACCTGGCGACGCTGGTCGGCAATTGGAACATGTTGCAGCAGCAAGTGTCGCAGACGGTGTGGCGGCAGGCGCGAGCAACCTATCGGGCACGCGCAACGGAGCAAACCAACATCCAACTGAGCGGCTGCACCGACTTTACGGTCGTGCTGCCGCCTGCGCCGCTGGCTGGCAGCGACATTATCGGCCCGGTGACATGGGATAATGGGCGGTGGGATGTAGCTCTATGGGACACCGGAGAAAGCCCGCCGATCGCGCGCAACACCGCCTGGGTTTCGATCGGCACCACGGGATATTCCCACGCCCCGGTCGTGCAGATGCTGGTGCATCAGCAGGCCAGGCCGAATGTCGAGCTGATCTGCATTGACGCCGTATTCGAGCCTGCGGGAGTGAACGTATGACCCGCCAATACGTCTACGGGCACGATCTGGTTGTTGCGGACTTTGTCGCGCAACTGATCCCGGCGTGCCATGGCCGCGGGTTCGGGCCGGCGGCGAAGGCGTTGGGTGTGATCGACGAGCAGGGGCGCCTCATCGCCGGCATCGTGTGGCACAACTGGGAGCCGGAGTTCGGCATCATCGAGCTCAGCGGCGCCGCGCTGCCGGGCTCGGGCTGGATCACGCGCGAGACGCTCAAGCGCATGTATCAGTATCCGTTCCTCGAACTCGGCTGCCAGATGATCGTGCAACGCACGCCGATCGACGACGAGCCGCTGCTGCGCATACTGGCCGCTTATGGCTACATATTTGTGAAAGTGCCGCGCATGTTCGGTCGCGATCGTGACGGCGTTCTGGCGCTGCTCACCTACGAGGCCTGGGTAGATAACAAGTTCAACCGGCGTGCGATGGCGGCCCAGGATAGAAAGGCGGCATGAGATGAGTAAAAAGGGACCAGCCCCAGTACCGTGGATGGATCGTTTTAACGCAAAAATAAAGACCGGTAACGGATGCTGGGAGTGGCTTGGTGGCAGCACACGTGGATATGGCATGTTTAATTCGGATCGACCAACAAGGAAGTATCTACGTGCTCATCGTCTTTCGTACGAAATAGCGTATGGAAAAATTCCTCAAGGAAACCACGTGCTTCATAAATGCGATAACTCTATTTGCGTTCGCCCAGATCATCTCTTCCTCGGAACGCAGGCAGACAACATGCGTGATATGGCAATGAAAGAACGCTCGGGTAGGCAAAAACTCAGTCGTGAAAGTGCTTACGCTATTCTATGGCGAGCGGTATCCGGCGAGACATGTGAAGACTTAGCAATTGAATATGGCGTCAGTCCTTCAACGGGAAGAAGAATTGTACGTCGTGAAACGTGGCCGTGTCTTTCAGAAATTTATGACTAGGAGATAGCTCGATGAGCGATGCATACGGATCTGGCTATGGCACAGGTGGCACCGGCAACCGCGATGCCATTGTGCAAGCTCTTCTCAACGTGCAGAACCCGCCGCCCGGCGGTGCGGGAGCTCCTGCCGGCATTGCGCCGCCGCCCCAGGGCGCGGCGCCTCCCGCGTCGCCTCTCACGCCCAACCTGGCGCCGCCTCCCGGCGGCATTGGCAGGCCGCCTTACGTGCCGCCACTGGCCGGGCAGGGCACTGCTGGCGGCTACGGCGTACCGCCGATGCCGGCGCTGCCGGCGGGGCCGGGACTGACGCCGATGAGCGGCGTAACACCGCCCCCGCAGGGGCCACTGGTTCCCGATCCCAGCATGCAATTGCCGCCGGGTGGCCTGCCGAGGTATTGATGCATGGGCAAACCCTCGCCTCCGACCCCACCCAACCCGATCGCGACCGCAGCCGCGCAGACCGGCACCAACGTGTCGACCGCGGTGGCGAACGCCTATCTCGGCAATGTCAACCAGAGCACGCCGCAAGGCTCGCTGACCTACAACCAGACCGGCACGTTCCCCTTCACCGACCCGACGCTCGGGCAGACCTACAATATTCCGACCTTCACGGCGACGCAGACGCTGGCGCCGACGCAGCAGGCGACGCTGAACGCCAGCGAGCAGGCCAAACTCAACCTCGCCAACCTCGGCTCGAGCCAGAGCGCCCTGTTGCAGCAGATACTCGGCTCTCCCGTCAGCACGGCGGGCGCGCCGGCGGCGGCCCCCATGGACTGGCTGCACGCCATTCCGTTTCCGGCGCTCGGCCTTTCCGGGTTCGGCGACACTTCAAACCAGGCGCTCAACCTCAACCAATTCGGAAACGCAGGACCGATCACCACCAGCTATGGCAGCGGACCGACATCGGCGGCCGACCCGGCCGGCTTCGAGGCCGACCGGCAGGCGGCGCAAGACGCCCTCATGGGACGGCTCGATCCGCAATTGCAGATCGAGAAAACCAATACCGAGCAGCGCCTCGCGGATCAGGGCATTCGCTACGGCTCGCCGGCCTACAACGCCGCCTTCGACGTCTACAACCGGCAGTCCAATGACGCCCGGCTGGCAGTGATCGGGCAGGCCACGCAACAGCAGCAAGCCATGGCCGACATGGCGGCGCAGAAGGCCGGCTTCGAGAACGCCGCTCAGCAACAGCAGTTCAATCAGGCACAAGCCACCGGACAATTCTACAATCAGGCGCAAGCCAACCAGTTCGCCCAGGCGGCGCAGCGCGGATCGTTTTACAATACCGGGCTTCAGCAATACATGGCGCGAAACCAAGACATATTCAACGCGCAGAATGCCCAAAGGGCGCAGTATCTGTCTGAACTTTACCAGCAGCGCAACCAACCTATCAACGAAACGACCGCGCTGCTGAGTGGCTCGCAGATACAAAACCCGAATTTCGTCAATACGCCGCAGAACCAGATACCGACGACGGACATCGCAGGGCTGTTCAATACCAATTTCAATCAGCAACAGCAGAATTACGCGCAGCAAGTGTCGCAATACAACACGCTGGTTGGAGGCGTTCTGGGAGGGGTCAGCAACATCATAAAGTCAGATCGCGATACCAAGGAGAACATCACGAAGATGGCGACGGTGTTTGCGGCTGACGAGGACGGCGCACAGAAAAAGCTGCCGATCTATCAGTACAGCTACAAGGACGATCCGGCGAGCACGATGCACATTGGGCCGATGGCGCAAGACGTGGAGAAGATAACGCCCGCGGCGGTCAAGAGCATCGGCGGTGTCAAGCATATCGATTCCAGCATGGTCATGGGCTCGATCCTGAAGGCGGCATAGGGGCGAAACATGGCAAATCCGATCGAAGACGCCCTTTCGTCCATCCTTCCGGGACAGACGTCGTCATTCTTTTTCGGCAATGCGCCGCCCTCGTCTCCGCTCAGCTATCAGTCGCTGCTGACCCGGCGCAAGATCGCCGAGCAGTTGATGGCGAGGCGGTCGCCGTTCCCGAAAAACCTGGGTGAGGGCATTGCCTCGATCGGCGAGGCGATCGGCGATCGCCGGGCGCTCTCGCAACTCGATACCGCCAATGCGGCGCAGGAAGCGGACACCAATACCAGGATGCAGGGCTTGCCGCCCTCGGACTACCTGCCGGCGACGCCGATACCGGGCGCACCAGCGGTTCCGGCACCAGTGCGGACGTCGGATGCGACACCGTCCGCAACATCGCCCGATATGGCACCGGCGCCGCCCCTAGCCTACGCTGACGCCTCCGGCAACCCAGCCGCCACTCCGGCACTGATCGACACCGCGCCCGACAGCACGGCCAGCGTGGGCAGCCCGGCGCCCGGC